AGATGATGTCTGCGGATGCGTTGTGTGGAACGATGGTTACTGTGTCACAAACTTGAGAGAGGATTGCTGCTGTGAGATATTCACCAAAACGACCAACTCGTTCTGTTGCAAGGGGCATGGGTTATTGGGCGGGTATTGCCACCTGTGGTTGTTCTGTGGGTTGCTGTCTTTCCACCAAAGGAGAAACAGTATCTATAATTTGCAATGTTTTTCTTATAGCGGCTTTTGATGTAGGGTTTGTTCTGCCAAGCTCAACTAATAATTTTGTAGAATTTGGATTTGCTAAAACTCTTCCCAAATTATCTAACGCCCTATCAGCCCTTAGTTCGCTATATTTTGTTGAAAGTCTTACAAGAGGATTAAATGTTTTTGCCATAGCTAAATCTTTTGCAAGAGTTTGCTTTGCTATTCCTTGAACATCAAAACCAGGTTTATTTATGTTAGATATTCTGGAGGTTCTTTCTAGTATATTTAACATATTTTCAAAACCAACTTTTAAATCTTTTCTACTAACTTTTTGAGCATCCGCTACATTGTCAATTACTGCTAAAAAGTTTTCTCTTTTTTTGCCTTTTTTTCCAATTACAGCTTCAACAAAATTAAATCCTTGAGTAAATTCTGGGCCTTTTCTATTTATGCCAATAGAATCGTTAATAGCATTTCTGAAATAAGCATTAGCTATTTCTATGGTAGCTTGTGGATTTGTTTTATTTAGAAGCGACAAAGTATCGTTTATATCTTTTTTGTTTGCTGCTTTTTGATCAAAAATAAATTTTTCTATTTTGGGCAAATCTATATTTTTTTTAGATAAGGTCAATAAATTTTCTTCTACAACCTTAACCAAACTATTTGTAAGTTCAGCAAATTTGTCATTACCAGCCTTATATGCTGGATTAGAATTTAATGCAGAGCCTAATAAATCTAATGCACCAGTTTCATCTGCATTGTAAAGTTTTGGTCTTAGGTCTTGAACAATAAATCTTTCTCCACCAGTAACCAGTTCTTTATTTGAGGCATCAATATCAGCTTTAAATTGTTTGTAGGTTGAGCTTAAATTATTAATATTTGTTTCTGGAATAATCTCTATAATTTCTTTTGTTTTTTCGTCTCTAATTACTTCTTTGGTTAGTTGTTTTTTTATACCTTGTAATTTACGCGCACTTGGACTATTTGGAGGAACGGGAATAGAATCAATCCCATCAATGATATCTAATATTGTTTCTGGCGGCAAAGTTTCTGTGTCCGCAACTTTATAACCAGCCTCTTGAGCTTTATTGGTTCTTGTTTTTCTTGCTGTTTTAATGCTTGTTTTGGCAGTATCACTAATCATTTTAAACACAGCTCTTTGGCTTTCTGGCAAATCAGCAATCTTGTTTGCTTGTTTATTAATTAAAGTTTCAACTTCTTTTGGTCTATTTTTTATTGCTTCATATATATATGCAGATCCCATGTCTGATTTCATTACATCTTCTGTCAACGATGCGATCATTTTGTTATCTAATGTTTCCCCAGGTAATAACTTAACACCAGCTAATTTTGCTGCATTTTCTAATCCTATTGCATCTGCTATTTCTTTTTCTGAAACACCTTTTAATGATCTTTCGGCTAATTTAGCTGCTTTTGATGGGCCAGCCAATAAACCTGCTGTTAGCATTGTTGGTAAAGTAACTGCCGTTGCTGCCAAGGGGTCTTTAGTAGCTTCTTCTACTGTTTCATATAATGCGCCACCACCCAGACCCAAAGCGCCGCCAAATCTTCGAGCAGCTTTGGTTTTACCAGTCACGCCTGGTGCGGCAAACTCTATTCCTGTTTGAAGATATCTTCCAACACCTGTTTGAGGCTCATATTCAGCCGCACCTTCTAATGGCGGTACAATTTTTTCAGCTATACCTCTAAGCTGTGCAGATGTAAGAAAAGCTTGAGTTGGTTGAACTTCTTTGCCAGTAAATATTTCTGCTACAGGTCTTGTCATTATTGGTGGTAAATATTGTTGACCAAGTTTTTCAATATCACCAGGAAAACCAGCTATATAAGATAATCCTTTGTATAATCCAGAACCAGCTGATTTTGCGTAATCTAATGCTGTTTGTGGTTTTGTTAGTTTGGGTTGTGGTGCAATATCTTGTCCAAGACCTACTTTTTGATAAAACTCATTTATTGGAATATCTGAATAGTATTTTCCATGCAAACTATCTACAAGTTCTTTATCCGATAGGTCGTTATATTGAGGATATTTAGCCCTAACTTCCTGTATGGTTATCATTATCTAATTCCCAGTGGATCGATTGTTTGAGTTGTTGTATATGGGTTTACAAAAGATGAAAGATCTCCAAGAGCATCATACTTTTCTTGCAATTCTGGATTTACACGCAATATAGCATTTTTTTCTATATTAAATTCTGTTTGTATTCTATTGGTAATATCATTAAACAAAGCAATTTTTTGTTGCGCATTGAACCCTTTGGAAAGCATATCTATTGCATTTTGAAAATCTCTGTCTGACAAACCCTTTCCTTCTTGCCCTTTTGAAGCAGAAAGCGCAAAAGCCATATCTATAATTCTTGATTCTGTTATGCCTGTTGCTGAAACCAAATCATCTATTTCTTTACTCCAATTTCTTCCAGAATCATACGATGTTTGTGATTGTGAAACATCATTATAAACTGCTGAATTTTTACCTTTTGTAATTAAGCCATCAAAACCTTTTATATTAGATTCAATAAATGAATAAACTTTTGCTCCACCCGCCACAATGTCATTTGCCGCTTGTGGATTTTCAGCTAATATTTTTGCAGTATCACTTAACCCAGTTATTAATATTTCGCTTGCAATAAATTTTTCATTAATTGGAGCAAATGATTTATCCAATCTTTCGTTTGGAGAGTCCGCTGCTTTTTGACCAGTTCCAAGATTTTGTAATTTAGATCCAGGTGGCAAAGTACCAGCTTCTTTTCGTTTTACCCATTCTTTTTCAGTTAAATTTTCAATAAAAATATTATTTTCATCAACTAATTCTTTTATTTCTATGCTGCTTTCTGTGTCTCTTGGTAAGGCACTAAGAGGTCCAAGTTGTAAATTTGGATCAGTATTAGATTTTTTCCAAGTCTCTGCCTCTGACTTCAAAACAGTTCCAGTTGGTAATCCTGTTCTTTTGTCAAAAATACTAAACCTTTCTGCTGAACTTTTTGGTTGTTGAAAAGTTGAGGTTATATACGCATTTGCCAAAGTTGGATTATCTTTAAATAAATTTATTTGATCAGGTGTAGCACCCTGAGATTGCAACCAACCCACCAAAGATTCTCGTTGTTTTTTTTGCTGTTCTTGTGCTTGTCTTTGGGCTTGAATTTGTTGAAAAGCCGCCGCTGATTGTCCAATATCTTTTCCACCCAACGCACCCCCAAGTGCATAAAGCATTAAAGCCAACTTTTCGTTTTTAGCTTCTTTATTAGCAGATCCAACTGGAGGCATACCAATGGGTGATTGCATGGGTTGTACAGCACCTGGTTGACCACCGCTTTGATTAAAGGCTTTAAGAATATCTCCAAACGACATTATAAAACTCCGTAATTAACTTTATAGTAACCATTCTCGTCTGTAATGACTGCTTCAGGCATATATTTCATAACCTCTTGGGCGATAACACCTGTGGTTGGATCATTAACTCCTAGCTCTTTAGCTTTGTCGTTCCAGTCCCAAGTGTATAGGTTGTGTCCATTTTCAGACTTACCAATAGGTTTAATGTTTTCTTTTAACCTTTCGTCTGATGCTCCAAAATATAAAGCCGCTGCTTGTGCAGCAGTGCTTAAGACATCACCAAATCCAGTTTCCCTGCCAGTTGATGAACTGACCAAAGGCGTACCTAATCCAGCTTGTAATAAACCAAGCTGTTGTGGGCCATAAGCCAAAGCTCTTTGGAACTCTTGATAAGGCACTCCAAGAGCTTGTTGCTGTAGCAATTGTTGTTGTTGACCAATCTGACCAAGCTGTCCAAGTCTTGCCATCTGCTCCGCGCCCACGCCCCCAAGCAATCCTGCTTGTTGTTGTCTTGCGCGTAGTTCTAATTCTGGGGCAAACATTGCCATTTGCTGTTGTCTTGCGATATCTGATTCGGCTGCTCTTTGAGCTTGTTCAAAACCAGCTTGTCTTAAACCAGCAGCGGTTCTAGCTTGTTGCTCGATGTAAGGTCTTTGTGATTCAGATTCTAGTAAAGCAGAGCGTGAGCCACCAAAAGCACCTGCGCCAATTGCTTGAGATTGTGCTTGTCTTCTTGCAATATCAGCTTGTCTTTGTATATCAGCCATGGATTGCTCAATGACTTGCTCGGTGTAAGGTGATTGATATGCACCTATGTCAGCGCTTAATAATGAGCCAACTTGACCTATTTGTGGGGCTTGTTGCTGTGCTAATGATTGTAAGCCTGTTAATGGGTCATACTCCATACCAGTTTCAAATAAACCACGAGTGGCTTGAAATTGTCTTAGTTGATCTGGATTAAATCCAGCAACTCTAGGACCTGTGTATGGAACGAATGGTGTACCAGCTAAACCTTTAGCAGCTTGGAAAACTTCCTGTTGCTGTTGTTTTTGCCATTCTGGTATTTCTGCTGTTGTTGTTGATGCGCCTTTACTCATAATTCTTTACTAATTAAATTTTCTGATTTAAAGCCTAAATGGCTTATTTTTTTTAACCATCCTTTTCTGCCACCGCCATATAATCTTTTACAACCAGCAGCTTTTGCAAATGCCTCTAAGGATGGCAACATATCCTCTAACTCCTTGTAATCACCACCACAAAATAGCAAGTTCATTGCTGTATTTTGAGGGAATACTACAAATTCAGTTATCATAGCCGACTTCTTAGCTGGCCATAAATGGAATATTCCATGTCTTATTTTATCCTCTATATCGTCTATTGTATAGGAATCTTGATGTTTGATAGCTTTTGCTATATATGGCTTACAGCGTTGCCACTGTACTTCCCACTCTTCGGGTTCTTTTTTAATTGGCGTGACTTTATTAATCGCCTTTTCCATACTCAACGATACTCATGTGTATATCTAAATTACCAGCATGATTGCCTTGTACTTTAATAATTTCACCTTGATGAATAATAATCGGTCTTTCTAATAGCTCTGTAGTGCTGTTAGCACTAATAACTTTGCCACTAAATAAATTAAAAGTATCTGTATCATGCGTATTAGTTACATCTATTTGGGTTTGTTGACCTTGATGCTCACATACTAAAAATGATTGAATAATAGAAAAAGTAAAATCATCACCAGAAGGTGATGTATAAACAGTGTAATCAGTGTTAGCCAAAGTAATGTTCATATGAACATTCTCCGCCCTTTGTATGTACTGTCTTTGTGAGGATAAATCCATTATCTTTTACCTCTTGGTCTAATGTTTAATCTAATTTTTCCTACTTGAAAGTCTTGTGTGGTACTGCCTGTAACTGTCATTTGTACTTGTCGTGCAGTAAACCTAGCATCGGTATAACCATCACTTTCAAAAGTAAAACTGCCAAAGTCGGTTTCTGCACCGAGTGGAGTAAATTTACCTTTGAAACTAAGGGTGACACCTGGAAGCGTGTTAGCCTCTTCGTCTGGAATGATTTGATTGCATTGGACATAATTGTCACCATTACCTATTTCAATAGGCCCAGAGGTCGCATATGGAACAGCAGAGCCTAAATTAGGTGAGTTACCTAATACAGTTGATTCGTGCTGATACACAAAACCAGCGTTATCTGCTGAAGTTGGGAAATCAAAGACACCTTGGTCAACCCAACAACCTCTGTCTAGCTCACCAATAGACCAAACATTTTCACCATAATTCCAAATGACGTATTTGTTAGGAGCATATTGATTATCACCGCTTGGGAATCCCCACCATAATTCATTGAAGTTAGAGTTATGACCGCCCCAACAAGCCTGTTTGCCAGACACATTTAGTTGATCGTAAACATAATCATGCACTTCGCATGGTATTTCTCTAACAGTGCCATCGTATACAAAGAAAGAGTTTTCACCCATCCACGCTAGGAAGTTACCAGTAGAAACAATAGAACGTCTGCTAACTGTTTTGCAGTTAGTTCCAGCATCAGCAATACCATAAACAAAAGGTGAACCAGCATAGAACATTCTGCTAATACCAGTATCACTAAAAATAATAATGTCATTGCCAAATGATGCTGCCATGATAGCTCTGCCACCTGTAGGGATTTGTAAATCACCTGCGGTGTTAGTAGCTTTAGATGTCCAGTTAGTATTATCTTCTCTGTTTGACCATGATATTTTTCTTGGATCTCC